ATGAAACAAATCCAAATGAACAAATCTAAAAATTTATCTGTAAATGATGCTTATGATTTATTTATCAGAAAGTGTCGTGTCAAGAATTTATCCCAAGCATCTATTGTGTCATACGAGAATAAGATTCATCCGTTTGTAGATTACTGTGAAGGTGGTCTTATCAGTGCGGTTACAATCGACACAGTGGATGGATTTACCAATCATCTTAAAACAGAACATAATGTGAATGATGTATCTGTCGTATCTTATTTACGGTCTGTGAGAGCGTTCCTATATTATTGCATGGAATGTAACTACATGACCTCGTTCAAAATTCATCTTCCAAAAGCACAGAAGGACATTAAGGAAACTTACTCGAATGAACAGTTGGAGAAATTATTAGCCAAGCCAGACCTCAATAGTTGCTCTTTTACGGAGTTTAAGACATGGGTGTTTGAAAACTATATGCTTGCTACTGGAAATCGTCTCAGTACGGCTTTAAACGTCCATATCAAGGACATTGACTTTGATAATGGAATGATTATGTTGCGTAAGACAAAGAACCGTAGACAGCAGTTAATCCCACTCTCAGCGTCTTTATCTGAGATATTGAGAGAGTATCTTGATATTCGTGGTGGAAATCCTGATGATTTTCTTTTCTGTAATAACTATGGTGAGCAAGCCAGTAACAGGACATGGCAGACATTGGTATATCGCTACAACATTAAGCATGGTGTCAATGTCACAAGTATACATTCATTCCGACATACTTTCGCAAAAAACTGGATTCTCTCAGGTGGTGATATTGTAAGATTAAAGACCATCATGGGACACAGTAATATTGCAGTCACGAATGAATATCTTGCTATGTTTGGTCAGGATTTGCAGATGGACTTTGAAAAATTCAATCCATTAGATAATATGAAGAACAAAAACAGAGAACAAATCAGAATGTAAAGGAGAATATCATAATGAAGAAATGGATTAAGGCAAATAACGGAAGATCAACACAGGTGATTGAATTTAATGATGGCTCAAAGATGGAACTGCCATTAGATAATCATGGAAATTTAAAATGGTTTGATGATGAATTATTAAGGAAGGAGAATAAATGAATTATGCGAATGTATTTGGTCGTACCCAGAAACAGTTTGATATGACCATGAATCGAGAAAAAATCACAGTTGCAGATTTCTTCAACTCTGATATTAAATATAATGTATTCTTCCGTAGGAATCAGCGTAGTACAACACCACAGGGCAAGGTTAGATTCTTCTATGCTCAGAGTACACCTATTCATATTGGAACTATCTTTGTACTGAACGGAAGTAATTTTATTGTAACTTCTCAGGATGGAATTGAGAGTGATATATATTTCACTTCTATTGCAGTCAGAAGTGATATGACCTATAAGGTTAAGACAGATAAGGGTACTGCCAGTATTCCATTTGTTGTAGTATCTGACAAGTGGACTGTGGCTCATGGAACTATTACACAGTTGTATGGTGCAGTAGCTTTATATACTGGTTATAACAGTGCAGTGGAGAATATAAAGGTGAATGATTCGTTTAGAGGATTTGGCAACTATTACAAGGTTGGGAATACCTTTAAGAATAATAATCTGTTCTATATGTATTTGGAGCAGACGCAAGCACCGATTGACAACTATAAGATGAAATATACTGGTGTAACCTCATTTGATCTGAAGGAGAGCAACACATATCAGTTGACTTATTCCGTGACCAACAATGGGAATGTTGTAGAGAATCCACATATATCATATAAATCTTCTAATGTTGAGATTGCTACAGTTGATGATAATGGTCTTATGACTATGCTTCAAGAAGGTTCAGTTGATATTGTTGCTTCATGCGGTGGTGCTACCTGTACAACAACTATGGCTATTTCAGACACAACACAGAAAGTCAATTATACAACGAGCATATCAACATCTACAGATACTATTAAGATTGGTGGCTCTTATAAGACACTTACTTGTCTGTTTGCTGATAAGAATGGACAGGATATAACAGAAACAGTTGTTGCCGATATGACAACTGCTGACTTTACATGGACTTGTTTCATTGATGGAACTGAATATACAAATGATTCTATGGTCGTTTGGTATAAGGGTTCGTCTACTAATAGCAAGAGAATGAAGTTGACTTCTGCTGCACAGAGTTATCTTGCACATACAATCACTATCAAGTGTACAGTCAACGGTGTAACAGCAAGTAAAAATTTGGAAATGACTGAGTAGAAACACTAAAATGTTCGAAGCAAACATCCCCATTTTTGCCTTATATATCAGGTGATTATGGGGATGTTGGAATAAAAATTCGTTTCCTTTGAATGTATAGAAGAGAAACGCTTAAATGTTTGAAAAACTCAATCTCGTGAACCCTTGATTTATAAGGCTTTTTGGCATATTTTTACAAAAAATTTGATTTCCTTAAATGTATAGTAATAAGTGTAAATTAGGAAAAGCTAAAAGTCGTGTAGCCCTTGATTTTACAAGGTTTACAACAACCATGTCCGTTTTTCTTATTATGTAAGAGAGAGTATAAATGTTCGATTTAGAAACTCTTATATTTCCTAGCATTTTCAAGCCTTTAAGCACAATTTTATTTTTCTGTATCTTATGGTAGGAAGATAAGTTTTGCATAAAAATATGAGGTGGTCTACTTTGTTCTTTTATAAACCCTTATAAAATAAGCAAATTTTGGATTTCTCTATTTTGAGAAAATGACATAAAGGGAAGGACGATAAAAGAAGTTTTGCATAAAAATTTTTTATTTTCCTCACCCAATTCCCCAAAACCCTTGCTACATAAGCATTTCAGCGATTTCCCAAAAATGAGAAAACGGACTAAGGGGGACGAGTAAAAATAAAAAATGTAGTAGCTAGGCTTTTGTTAAAAATTCGACCATAAATATTGGGTTATTATATTTTATCAAAAAATCCATAGTCCATTGAATATGGTCGAAAAATACCCATCAAATGTTTCTTTTAGGGAAGAGTAAAAAAATAAAATTAGAAAGGACACAATATGAAGACAATAACACATGATGAAATAATGAAAGAACTTATAGGAGAGATGGAACGTCAGCATATTTCCAAAGTTGAAACAGAATATATAATGCGACATTATGAAGACATAGTTAATCGTTATTTAAGAAATACAGATGATAAGGAAGAAGATTTAAAGATAAAAATTATGAGTGGTATTACTTTAGAGCGTCAGTATATTCCTGAACAGGTGATGCAGAAAGGAATGTTTAAAGGGAAGATTATAAAAGAACATTTTAATATAAAAGCGTCTGTGTCGAAATATCTAAAGGATTTTACGAATAAATGGTGCTTTAAAGAAGGATTCCGCAAAGAATGGATAAATAGATAGATATTGGTAATGTAGACATATCAAATCTTCCATAAATATTGGAATGTGAAAATCCATTTCTTCTATAAATTATGGAACAAGTTTTGTGGCTATATGGAGAACTGGCAAATAATTGTCATTTTCATCCGCTGTTTATGGAAGAATTTTAAATCACATAGGAGAGGGTAATTACAAAAAACATGCAAAATGCGAAATTGAGTAAGTCTTAGATAACGAATTTCGTGACCAAATTTATTTTACATAGGAGAGGGTAGTTTTCTGGATTTAGCTTATGTCCCACCAGTTGATAATGCCCAAAAATCAATACTTTTAGAAAACCATAGTCCATTATATATGGTCGAAAAAGTAATATCATTTGTGGCTATATGGAGAATAACATATCATGCACAAAAATATTCGGCAACTATGCACGATTATTTTGTTATTGTTTCCCAAAACCCTTGATTTTATTGGCTTTCAGGATTTGCTTAACGTCCGTTATATGGAAGGAAGAAAAATTTTTGCGGAACGGAGTTGTTGAAAATGTAGTATTTTCAATAGTTTAATGGGTATCAAATGAGGGTGTTATATGGAGACGAAAAAAATTCGCATCCAAAATAGACTATTTTCGTGCAGACATAATTATTTTGACATACAGAAAACATAGCAGTATCAATAGTTTTAGAGATTGCCGAAAAGTGAACTTATGAGGAGAAAGAATCTAATAGAAAAGCAGATAAAAAGTATAAAAATAAGATGCGAGAAAATAGAAAATCCGATTTTTCCTTATAAAATAAGGTTTTATTGGTGTTTTTGTGTAGCTATATATCACTAATGGAAAACAATGAAATCGTCATAAAATAGAAATGGACTTGTTTGATTTAGAAAATCCTTATATCTCCTATGGTTTACAAGACTTTACGGCTGTTTTTGCGGTGTTATATATCATATATGGAATACAATGTATATAACCACAAATAGAAATAGACTTGTAGCGAAATAGAAATCCTTATATTTCCTACAATTTATAAGGACAAAATGATGTTTTTATGGTGTTATATATCACATATGGAAAACAATGTGAATGAGAAACGTTAATGTGTGAAGTTTCTTACAACTCCGAAAATCCTTGATACATAAGGTTTTCAAAGTACATTTTCAAAAAAATATGTTTTTCTTAAATGTATAGAAGAAAGGCGATTTTGGAATAAAAGCCTAATACCCTACAAACCTTGATTTATAAGGCTTTCAAGGTACTTTTTACAAAAAATTCGTTTTTCTTAAATGTAGAAAGAAACTAGATTTTGTCGATAAATAGAAAATCTTCAAAATCATTATATATCAATGGTTTTCTGGCATATTTTTATAAAAAATTAGATTTTCTTAAATGTAGAAAGAAGAAATTATTTAGGAGCATACTTCGGTATGTTCCTTTTTTGATGAAACAAAGTTGCGTAGATTTGGTGAGTGCAAAATTTTCGCTCACACCAATTTACATATATAACAAACACACAATGTATTGTGGGGCGTAAACATGAACTCAGTGAGGGCATGATAGAGCAACACAGGAAGGAGTAATTTAATGGAACTTAATATTGAAGGATTAACACAGGAGCAGATTGAAGCAGTAACAAAGTTAGTACAGTCAGAAACAGATAAGGTCAGAACAAAGTACAGTTCGGAACTTAAAACTGTCAATGATGAATTAGCACAGTACAAACCTGCGGAGAAATCTGATGCAGAAAAAGCTTTAGAACAGCGTATAGCTAATCTTGAAGCAAAGGAAAAGGAAGTAGCCAATAAGGAAAGAGCAATGACGATTGCCGATAAACTTAAAGCTAAAGGACTTCCTAGCGAACTGGCACAGTATCTTAATGTTGGTGAGGATATTGATGGCTCGATTGATAAGGTAGGTGACGCACTCGGCAACTACTTTCTCGGACAGGTATCAAATCCCAGTGGCAATCACGCTACCAACAAAGGAATCACCAAAGCCGATTTCGCCAAAATGTCCTACTCTGAAAGAGCAAAACTTTTTCAGGAGAATAATGAACTTTATAAAGCACTTAGTAAATAAGGACTGTTAAGCAGTTCTTTTTTTATTGTGCGGAAAGGACTGACAAATGGATGTAAACACAATCCAAACTGCCATAAGTACGCTTGGCTTTCCTATCGTGTGTGTTCTTTTCTTGGGTTGGTTCATCTGGAAGATCTGGATGAGTCAGCAAGACCAGAACAAAGAGCGAGAGGATAAGTTATATGAGTATCTTGGCAAAGCACAGGCGGTCAATGAAGAGTTGACCAAAACTAATTCAGAATTTGTAAACGTATTAAATACATACAAATCTGATTTGGACACTATCAAAAATGATGTAACAGAAATTAAACAAAACATGAAAGGTTAATAAGGTGAATTTATATGGCAACAATTAACAATACAACAACTAGCGCAGTAAATAAAAACATGATTATTCTAGAAGTATACTCAGCACTTGTACAGGAAAAGATTGCAGGAAAGTGCCACGTAGCAAATATGGCAAAGGTACTTGGTGACTTACAGGGTAAGCCGGGCGAGACACTTACTGTACCTTCAATCGTGTATGATGGAGATGCAACTGATTGGACTCCTGGTACTGCTATGTCAGCAACAAATCTTAAGACAAAGACAAAGAGCTTTACAATCAAAGCAATCGCAGCACCTGCATATGACATCTATGATTTCGATTCTGAAACTGAGATGTTCAACTCTATTGAGAACGCTTCAAAAAATCAGTCCACAGCAATCGCAAGAAAAATGGATGCTGACTGTATCACAGAAGCACTTAAAGCTCCATTCAAGGCAACAGTAGCTACAAGCGGTGTGATTACACAGGATGAGTTACTTGACGCTCTTGGTCTGTTTGGTGACGACAGAAATGTCGAGGACTTCGCAGGAGCAGGTATCGTAGCACATTCTGCTTTTGCTAAGAGCTTCTACGGCATGGAGTTATTCGTGAAATCAACAACAACAACTGCACAGGCAGGTAATGGTATCGTTCGTGGTGATTGCATTGGTTCATTCCTTGGAATCAACGTATACCTCTCTGACAGATGTGTAGAAGCAAGCAAGCCAGTAATGTTTATCATCAAAACTGATGCTCTTGGCATTATTCCAAAAGAGACTCCATTCTCTGAGGTTGCTCGTGACGCTTCTAAGAGACTTAATACAATTTACTGCTCAGATACATACGCTTGCGGTGTGATTGATGAGTCAGGAATCGTTGTTATTCGTGAGAAAGTAGGAAAATAATTTGACTTAGTGGGGGTGGTGTCCATTTAGGACACTGCCCTTTTTAAGGAAGGACAAGACAAATGTTAGACGGAACAGTATTACAAAGATTAAGAATGAGGTCGGGCAAGACATTAGTGCAAGTGGCTGATTGGTGTAATGTATCTAAGAGGTACATCATTTATATTGAACAGAATAAAGAAGTGCCAAGCGAAGAAACATATGAAGCTTATCTGAACTGTGTCTACGGTCTTGGAAAGCCACTGCCACATGAGCCACGATGTAATCAGACCTCTAGGAAAAAGAAGTCGGGTGATGAGTAATGGGATTATTCAGCAGAATTTTTGGCGGTAAGTCAGTCAAATCAGTAGCACAAAACGCATCATTTCTTGGTGCTTATCGTGAAGCAGGTGGACAATCCTATGACGGTGGTGGATGGGGATTAGACCGATTCAACAGTATCATAGATGCTCACTCTTCCATAGACGATATGATTGAGGAATGGGGACTTGCTGATGAAGGTTGTCGGTATCAGTCATTAGATGGATATTCTAATCCGTACACACAAGCGTACCGTGAAGAAAGAGAACGTGCAGAAGAAGAAGCGGAAATCCTTGCAATGTTCGGAGAAGAGATTAATGTAGAACTCTTAATAGATTGGGACACTGTAGAAGAGAACGCTTATGAGTATGCAGAAGAACTTGCACAGGCATGGCTTGATGGAGATGAATGGATTCCAGAAGAGATTATGGACTGGGCTTGGTACGACTTGTCAGATCATAATTTATAAGGAACAAAAGGAATAGAAGGTGCAACAATGACAGGAAAAGAGTTTCGCATATGGCGAAGATACAAAGAAATTTCTCAACAAGTAGTTGCGTCATTTGCGGAATGTAATAAGAGCACAATATGTCGTTGGGAAAAGGAACAAATCAATTTATATCCAGACCTATACAACAAGGTCATGGAATTCTATGAAAATCATAAATAATCTTACGCACAAATCTGTGCGAAAAAATCACAAAGAAACTGGAAAACGATAACCAGTATAAATAAACGCAGTAACCAAAAACAGGTAGAAAGGAAAGGTGAGATAACTTATATGATATTTAGTTATTACACCTTCTTCTTTTATCATGGTGAGTTATCTCACTGTGGTAAACAGAATGAAGGAAGAATATAGACAGAAATTATTAAAAGGAAACGAATGGATTGATGGCACAGATAAATTTGGTCTTACATTAACAGACGATTTAGATTCACTTTTATCATGCGCTATCTTAAAACAGATTAAAGGTTGGAACATTGAAAGTGCATTTATATTTAATGACAATAAAGTGCATGAAAAAGATAAGCAGAAACTTGACTGCTATTATAAAATCGCTGATACAGATAATGAACAGATTGGTGTAGACTTTGCTAAAGCACAGGGAAAATGTTTCGACAATCATCTTACACAGTTTACATATCACGAAGAAATAAATCCACAAGCAATCAATTTAAACAGAGTGCAGAACATTTACAGAGAGAAATACTGCAAGAAGTATAATCTGTCAACTGTATTACTTCTATGGTCTTTATATGATTTACCAAAAGAAAAATTAACAGATGAACTAATGATGTTGCTCATAGCAATAGATTCAAGTGACGCTGGCTTTTACACAGATAAAAGATGGGTGGGCATACATGAGTATTGGATAAATGAGGTACTTGATCTGCCGGAATTATTAGAGTTTGAGCGCAGTCATACAAAGGAAGATTTTAACAAATTTAAAAGAGAGCTAGGCTTAGTAAAAGGTCGTAGCAAGATTTGGGTAGAAGATAAAAAGTTATGCACTGACATAGACCTTGAAGCAGTAAATGAAATTTTATGGTGGAACACTGACATAGAAATCAAGCTACCAGAAGTGGACTTCTATCGTAATGGCATATATAAAGACAACATCGTAAACATACAAGGATTTCCAAGTAGTATTAAATCTATTTGTGACAATCCTTTTTCTTATGCCATGACAAGTAAATATGCAGTAGCAGTTTCAGAACAGGTGATGTAATGAATTATTCAAATGAACATAAAACAGAGTGCTATATATTCAGTGGATATGTAGCCAATGAATTGCTGAGACGTGGGTACAGAATAACTCACGTCAAGGCAGACAAGAAGAACAAGCAACGCTCAGTATTCTTATTTAAAGTGGAGAATAATATAGAAAGAGCTATTGACTCTATTACTGAGCAGATGAATTAGCTACCGATTTAGGTAGAGTATTTCCATAATACTCCTTAAATTTTTTGCATAGTTAATATTTTTTAGACTCTTCTCCATTTGGAGTAGAGTCTAATCCTCCCAAAAGAAAGGACACAGAAAGATGAATGAATATTTATATGAAATGACAAAGGACTTAAACAACAGAGAGTTTGAGAAAGTATATAAATCATACAGAAAGGGGAACAAGATTCATGAAAGAGAAAGATACAGTGATAATTTTCACAGCGAAGAAAGCAAGAACTTTATTGAAGATGGGTTATACGCTTGTGGATATTAAGCCAGATAAGATGGATGTAGATCATAAGAGAAGTGTATTCGTTTTCAAGAATGAAGATGGAATTTTGGAGAATATATAAGTGGCTCAAAATTGAATCAAATTTATCTTTATCACTTAAAGGAATAATCGTCTGCCCTGTCGGGCATCCGTTCCTTGAAGTAAGAAAGAGAAGTTTGCAATTTTTCACTTGGAAGATACATATTCATTAACTGTCCACTTGCGTGTCCAGTTTTATCACATCTCAACTTACATTTTGAAACACATTTCTTAATGGAAACCAAGTGAAGAAAACAACACAGGCGTATGCCACTCGTACCTACAACTTTCCAAAATCGTCCACTCAGAACACACATATTAGAGAGAGTAATAGATATGTACTTTCTGACTGGTCGAAAATGGAAAATCAAAATGCGACAAGAGTGAGTGCGTTAGCACGAACTAATCAATATGTCAAACAAAACACAAAAAGGAGAATTAAAGAATGAAGACAGTAAAAATTATCAATCCAGTACAAGCAGGTTTTTATTTTGAGAATGGATTAAAGCCATTAGATATTTATTTCAGTAGAGGTAAATGGGTTTGGGAGTTTGATAAAGACGAAAGCAATCCATTATTTACTCGTTGGCTGAACAACGAAAACAAAATGAAATATTAACTTGAAGGAGATTATTAAATGAAGGAAATTATATTAAATACAGAATACACATACAAACAGTTGTGTGAATTATTAGGATGGAAAAATTATTCAGGTGGTAATGGCAAGAAAGCACAAATCAAAGAGATAGAATCTTCATTTGAATTTTATCATCCTATAAATAAGAAAACTCACAAGGAGAAGAAGTCATATATCTTTACAAAGCAGTTGAAAGATTTGGTCGAGCCATCAGTTCAGAACAATGGTGGTAGTAATAATAAGAAGAATATTACACCTATGATGGATTATCTTCTTCGTATTGCAAGCGAAAAAGAATTTAATGTTGGTACTGATATGACATTAACTCACTGGTTCTGCGGCAGTGCAGGTCTTGACTTAATGGATAGGGATATATATGTTGAACAGTTTGGCTCAGATGAAGAGTTAGCGACATTTTGTGCTGAGTATCATATCTCTAAGCCGAGATTATTTCGTGAGTACATGGGAATTATTAGAAAGCATACAAAGGATATATTCTTAAAAGCTTTAGAGGTCATGGCTAAGAAAAATTTAGTCAAGTACATAGATGGTTATGAGTTCTATTACAAGATGAATAAACGTGGTCGCATGGGAAATATATTCACAGATGAGTTGAATGATACAGTGCATGGTCTTGAAGAGAAGTATTGTAATGAACTCAATGATGCTTACAATCTCAGTCAGAAGATGGCAGGTAGACGATTACTTATGTGTATAAATAGAAAGCCGGAGATTAAGGATGAGTTTGATGATTTTATGAATAATGATTTGAATGTTGTTCCTGTGTGGGATATTCTCAACGTGCGTATTGATGAAGAATATAAATATAGTTGTCATGTAGATGATGAACATAGTATTCAATCATATTATCGTGCAATCGAAATTGATATGATAGAAGATACAATCAATCAGGACTGTGATAAAGACGGTCTTGCAACAGCCGTTACAAATGTTATTCGCAGAGTGAGTCGCCGGGAATTACTCAATAAGAAGTGGAAAGATAAATATGGAAATGTTCATATGACTTATGACTCTTGGGAAGATGCTACTGATATAGTGGCTATTGAGAAATTATTATTCACACATTTTGATGAGGACTTTGATGATGGAACGTCACTTGATTTAGCGGTACTTGATAATGAATTAAAGGATTTTTTATTGGATGACGTTTCCCAAAATGGAAACACTGATGGATTAACGGAAGAAGAAAACAGATTATTTGATAGGGTGTCTATTGCATAGGCATCCTTTTTCATTGCACTCCAATTGGAGTGTATTGGAATAGTTTTAGAAAGTGAGGAACATAAAATGAGAAAGAAAGATTTAATTGCAGAGAACAAAAAATTAAAAGATGAGGTTGAAGATTTAAAGCGTCAGTTGACATATGCAAAGACACAAATAGATATAAAGGATATTTGCTTGATGCTTAATAAGGAAAGAGAGGTATATCATGACTAAGGAAAAGACAATTATGCAAGCATTAACAGAGGTTGTTCCTAATTATCTTGCGTCATATCTTTGTTGGTATTACTCTGATCCGAATAAAAGAATCAGTTGGGATGAACTTTGTAAATCAGATGCTAACTTTAGAAGTAAAAGCGGTGGGAATAAAACAGAAGATTTTGCAGAACAGAACTGGCTCATTCGTGATGATGTTCAGAAAGCAATGATTATCTATTTGCAGTATATGAAGCGTTATAACTTTATGAAAAGGTATCAAGAGATGAATAAGAAAGCATTAAGCGGTGACGTGAACAGTGCCAAGTATGTTGATGAGATGGATAAGATTCTGGACAAGATGAGCGTTGATAAATCTACAGAAGATGAGATTGGTAAGCTCTTACAGGGGGTGAATATCAATGTCAATTAGTTTAGATACTGCCAAGAAATTAAATTGGTTATGGAAAGACGAAAACAAGATTGCATGGATAGAAACCTTTATTAAGATTGCTGATAAGGATGGAAATATTGTTCCTTTTATCTTGACTGATGAACAGAGAAAACTTGTTGAGAATTTGGCTCATCAGAATATCATAAGCAAGTCAAGACAGTTGGGAATTTCTGTAGTAACAGTAGCCCTCAGTATTAGGGCATGTGTGGTAAATCCAAATACTAACTGTGTGCTTATATCACATAATCAGTCCAGTACCAATGCCGTGTTTGATAAATTAAAGCAACAGTTCTATTCATTACCCGATTGGGTAAGACCTAAATTGATACAGAATAATAGACAGGCACTTACATTTGAGAATGGTTCTTCTATTGTGTGTATGACAGCAGGTAACAAGGATTGTGGACGTGGCAGCACGTACTCTGGTGGAATAGTGCATTTATCAGAGTTTGCGTTTTGGAAAGACCAACAGAGACAGTTAAAATCTATTATGCAGGCGGTTACATCATCATCTACAGTCATAATTGAGTCAACATCAAATGGCTATAATGAATATTCAAATTTATTTTTACAAGCAAGGAATGGGGAGAATGCGTTTAAACCATTCTTTTTTAATTGGATAAATGGACGTTCATTATTTAAGTCACAGTACGATGAATCAGTGAAATTGTATAAGGCACAACATGGTGGAAAGATGCTTACTGAGGATGAATACGATGAGGAAGAAAAAGCACTCGCTAAGTTAGGTATGACACCAGAACAAGCAGTGTGGAGAAGAGATAAAATTTCTATTAGTGGACTTGACGCATTTCATGTGGAATATCCAAGTACACCAGAAGAATCATTTCTTGCTACTGGTTCATCTGTATTTGATAACAATAAGGTCATTAAATTACAACAGGCATTAACGAGCCAAAAAATAAGCCCGTTAAAAGTAGATAAGATAGTTGGTCTGCCACAGATACTTAGACCTTATGTACAGAATAAATCACTTGATATATATAAAGTGCCAAGAGTCGGCATGAAATATTACATAGGTGTGGACGTATCGGAAGGACTTGGAGGTAAACATGACTATTCTACTATGTTTGTAATGGATAAGGATGGTGAGCAAGTAGCGGAGTTCCATAATAATAAGGTACAGCCATATCTCTATGCAGATATATGTAATGCAGTCGGACGCTTCTATAATAAAGCTTTGCTCTGTGTCGAGAAAGCATCAGGCGGTCATTCTGTTATTGAGAGATTGAGATATGAGCATAAGTATATGAACATGGTTAAGTATAAGACCTATGATGAATATAATCGTGCTATATGGAAAGTCGGATTCGATACAACGCAGAAGTCAAAAAACATTGCAGTCAATGATGCTCGTGAGTGGTTTGACAAGAGCATGGTGCGTATTATGAGCAATAATCTTTTAGAGGAAATGAAAACATTTGTTGCAGAAGAGAATGGTTCATTTAATGCGGTTGTCGGCTGTCATGACGATTTAGTGTCAGCATTTTGGCTCTGTATTCAGGGCATGAAGAGTGGTTTCTGGTATCCATTCTAATCGGAATAATTATTAACAGAATAGGGAATTTAGGACTTTAATGACGTTAGGTATAGATTTATATGCCTAGCTTTTTTTATTGTCTATTTTCCCTATTGTAACAGTAAATAGAAAGGAAGAAATATGACAATACAAGAATATATAGATAAGCAGTATGATGGTTCTGCTACTTGGTTCATGGAAGAAGTTAATCAGAAGAATCATGTGGCTAGAATTGCAGGTGTTGTAGCCAACATGGATTATCTTGCAGGACGACATAAAGTATTAAGCAGAGAAGATTGCTATTACAAAGGTAAGGTATTAAGGACACGTAAGACTATATTGAATTATGCTAAGACAGTGCTACGATTCCATGATACATTTCTGCTTGGAAAGAAGGTTTCATTAAGCTCAAAGGATAATGAGACAGTTAATACATTCAATGATATTTATAGGCTTGGTCAGTACGAGACAGTTGACTATCAGATACTTGACAGAGTAAATAAGTTTGGTGACGCATATGAGGTTGTATATATTGATAATGGAGTGATTAAGAGTAAAGTGCTTGATAGTGCTTGTAGTTATCCTGTGTATGATGAGTTGGGAGAGTATCTTGCTTTCATTGAGCATTGGACAGATGTATTTACAAGTATCACTTATTGGAATGTATATTATCCTACATACGTTGAGCATTGGAGTAATGAGGGTGCAGATGAGCATTTAGTATCTACTACTATGGCTATTGGTCTGCCTATCCACTATCATAATTTCAGTGATGAAGATTATAATTATGGTATGAGTATGCTTACGGACATTAAACCTATCCTTGACGAATTAGAGGACATTATGAGCAAGATGGGTGATGCTATTTATGTTAATTCACTCAATCCTATGAATGTAGCTATCGGACAGAGAATAGAGAGTTCAATTCCTGCTGATGCGGTTGGATATGTACTTAACTTGGATGCAGGTGACTATAAGGTAGTCAGTGCGTCTATGGATTATAATACGATTAAATTGTATCTGGATAACCTTAAACAGATGCTCAATGATATTAGTTGTATTCCTAGTGTGTTAGGTTCTAGTACCAATATAGCTAATGTTAGTTCCGTTGCTATGCAGATATTGTATGCTATGGCTCAGGTCAATGCAGATGAGACTAAGAAGTGGCTTAATATTGGATTCAGAGAGAGATTTGAGAGATTTAAGAAGATACTGAGTATGCAGGGCATTAGTGTAGAGAGTGACGTTGATGTTATCTATAATGTGTCTATGCCAGTTGCTACTACTGAAATGATTGCTAATCTGAAGGCATTGCAGGAAATGGGAGCAATCTCAAAGGAAACAATTATGGAAAAGAGTGACATTGTCAGTGATGTAGAGGTTGAAAAGAAGAGGTTGAGTGGTGAAAATGTAGTTAGCCTCCAATCGGAGGCAAAGCGCAAAACCACTGATAATGTGGATAACTCTGTGGATAACTTAGCATAAATTGTGGATAACTTTAGTTGAGTGAAGTTAAATTAGCGTCTATATGTGGTATTTCAATATAAATATGCACACTATATATAGACGCATTTTGCTTTACAAACCACTTGGTTTAGTGGCTAAACGCATCAAAACTGGACAAATTGACAAATCCAACAATAAATTCGGTCTGATTTGCGATATGACACTGTACTGTGCTAAAGTAATCTGGATTGTAGATACATCAGACACAATTCTATATTCATCAGGCAGAAAAGAGTGGTTAATAGTGTAGTATTGTACACTGTTCCAAACTGGTGCTACGGTATTTCCACATTTTTCCGTGGGATTAGGGGGTATCAGATGGGGATATAATCAGAAGAAATCTCGATTTCCTTGGCTTACATTCACTTGACTATCAATCAAGTGAGCGTTTTAGGGGTGATTTGAGCCGATAATGGGGTTAAATGTGACCAGATGTAGGGTGATAGAGCGTAAAATTGCTCTGTACTAATCCATTGTGCAATATGTACAAAGTGGTGAATAGATGTTCGTTGTGCAATACGGAGAAAATACAGTGCTATTTTTGTGCAAAGTGACGGAACGATTCAGAGCAAATTTATTTAAAGATTTGTGAATTTCTGAAAAAACTTCAAAACAATTTGGTTTATTGTCAGACAATTAAAATATTAAATTTTTGTGAATTTTTTGCGTTACCCCTTGACTTCAAAAATTTTTTTCCTTAATCAGAAAAATCCCCACAGAGCAATTTTAGGGTACACATTATCTGTGTAACCTGACACAACCTAAGTCGGCATATCGCCCCCTTTAGGATATGGGGATAATTCAAATCCGAAAGTTTCGGAATTGCCAGAGCCGAATTATTCGGTTCTGCCAAAAGAAAAAATTTTTACTTTGCCAAAAACATCAAACGACCATCAAGGTTTACCAAATTTGGTGTAAGTCCAAAATAAAATAAGATGCCCGAACAGGACACCTTACTTCCTCAACTTATCTACTAACTGTGAAATCAGTTCCACGGATTCATCATCAAGACCAGTAACATCCACATTCCTCTTATCAGTAATTCCTAAGAGATAATCTGTAGATACATGGAATATACGAGCCAACTTTATCAATGCTTCATATGAAGGATAACGACTGCCTGATTCATAGGAAGATACAGCACTTATGGCTAATCCTATTCTATCTGCTACTTGCTTTTGAGTTAATTTCTTCTCAGTTCTGAGAGATCGTAGTTTTTCTCCCATATTCACCAACTGTATCACCTACTTTCACTGATAGTGTATCAATTAGTATTTTTGTTGTGGTGTAATAAAATACACAAATACGGAAATATTGTATTGAAAATGCCTACAGTTAATGGTACAATTTATATAACATCTAGGAAATTAGTACAGTGATTTGAAAGGGGGCTATTTTTATGAGAAAGAAATTTATCAAAGGAATTGTTCTTACATTAACTTGTTTAGGAATGATGGGTTTATTTACGGCATGTTCCAGCGATGATGAGTATAGAGATACTTTGAATAGTGGTCTTGATAAATACTATAATAATGAAGACATGACAAAACAAGAACATGATGCTGTTGAAAATTTCAATAATTGGAAAGATAAACAAGGCGAAAAAAAATACAGCGATTGGGACTGATTGGTAATAAGGAGATGTAAAAGTATGAAGATTACACATAATGATGCAGTTGTTTTGGAAGGAATTGTTTGTAATTTATATAATGGAGCACGTCAAGGGTCAATGGGTGGTATTATAGAAGCAAGTCATTTTGAAAGAAACCCATTTCATGCTGCTCTTATCTGCATTTCTAAATTATATTCTGGAATGTTTGATGATAAGATAGATCAATTCGTATGTACATGGGAAACTGTATTTAATTATCCTGATGAAAATCAGGAATATACAATAGAACAGTATATTAAGGAACTTAGAGAATTGATTTCAATATTGAAATAAGAAAATAATTGATTATCATAAGAGAGGTCTACGGTAAAATGCCGTAGTCCTTTTTTATTGCATATAATAATGAAAGGAGACACACATGAAAGTATTAGACAGATTAAAGATGGAGTTATCCAATCAACAGTATTTCTCTGATGAGCAGTATATCCAGTTCCTTACAGAGAACTCATTAACTCAGACAGATGAATATGATAAATCAACAATGCAGAAGTCATTGCTATTTACTGTTGTTGATGTACTTGAAGCCGTTACAAATGATATAGATTTAATGACAGGTATCAGTACAGAGTTCTCTAATATCGGACAAGCATATGAGTTTTTAGAAGCAAGAATACAACAGGTGAAAGATAAGATTGCAGCCATTCCAGATGAGAATGAGGACTATAATTGTTTCTCACTGATGTATACGAGAGATAGAATTTAGCAGTTGACACAGATGGATTTTTAGTGTATTCTATGGATAAGTCACAGATAGTTATACGAATTATCAATAAAAAAGTTATATGAGTTTCTTGATTACAAGGGAGTTGCCTACAGTTGGTAGAGCACTTGACTTTTAATCAAGTTGTCCGGGGTTCGAATCCCCGATGTCTCAGTAGTTAAAAATGGCGGAAATACTGATAAATACAGTGTTTCCGCCATTTTTGTGAGTAATCGGAAGCAGTGCTAAGTAAGCCCAAATATTCATCTTCACCACATCTTCAAGGGCATTTTTGAATATCTTCGTCTTCATTTCATCTTCAAAAGGAGAAAAAGAAGCGTTTGCGTAATTAGGTAGAATGCTTTATGATTAAGACAATGAGGTGTTAGGAAGGCTTTCAAAAATCTTTGGAGAAACATATAAAGATTGAAAGGAAGATGAAATAATGTATTATGGAAAAGAAACAGGTGAATTAAAAAAAGCAAGAGAAGAGTATGAAGGTATTTTTGGTTATGATCCAAATGGAGAAATGGAATTAGAGTTTAATGAACAAGACGAATATTTAGCAGTTTTATTACAGTGTATAGAAGAAAAGAAAGATATGTTTGATGTACTTGGAGGAGAAAAAGCATGA